AATGCCTAAAGCGATGGATGTAGGCAATCATTATTTAGAAAAGATTAGTTATAAAGGGAGAGGAGAATGAACCTTGAGCAACTTAATGAAAACAGGGTAGAACAAGCCTTAACCAAGCTTTCTTCTACAGATGAATCTCATGCAGCCTGGGCTGGTCAGGTTAAATACCTTGAGGAAGGCTTAAAACAAGCTAAGAGCCATTCTTTCCTATTAGCTGAAGGCACAGTAGCAGAAAGAGAAGCAAAGGCTCTATCAAGCGATAAATACGCACAAGCGGTACAAGCCTGGACTGAAGCTTTGAAGCAATTTAAAAAAATAGACAATGAACGCAATCATGAAATGCGGATTATTGATATTTGGCGCACCTTATCTTCCAATCGCAGACAAGGAAATATGTAAATGAAAGACTTTAGCTTACCTTTTTTAGTATCCAAAAAGCTTTTGGATGGTTATTACGATGCAATGCTTAAGCAAGATAAACAAAGAGCTTATGAAATTGCTACAGATTTAGTAGAAATGGCTTTAAAACTACAGGATATTGCTGGTGAAAATAAAGAAATTTGACCAAGATTTGCACGATAAGTACGATCCACCAGCTAGAGCTGCGGTAGCTGAGTGGATTTCTATGAAGTGGGGATTTACAGCTTTAGATAATCCTGATATTTATGGCACAGACCTGATTATTCACAAAGGGGATAATCTTATAGGATTTGCTGAAGTTGAGGTAAGGCAATGGAATCCGTATTGCCCTTTTGATACTATCCATGTGCCAGTTCGTAAAAAACATATGTTAGAAGTGCCAAAAACTTTGTTTTTTGCTTTAAATCAAGATATGACTCATGCTTATTGGATTAAAGGATTAACTGCTTTAGCTTTCCCCTATTGGGAAATGAGAGATGATACAAAGCATGAACTTTATTATGATGTTCCAAAGCATTTATTCAAATATGTGGATTTAACGGAACTTTTTTAATGGCAACTAGAGCAGAAAAAGAACAATATGCAAAATTGGCACGATTGGGCTGCATTTTGTGCAAATGCAACGGCATACGAGAAACAGATGATTCTCCAACAGAAATGCACCATATACGAAGATTTGGTGGAAAAAGAGAAAATGCCCCAGTTATCCCTTTGTGCGCCTATCATCACAGACTTGGTAATACCTCAGTTCACCAGCTTGGACATAAAGGGTTTACAAAGTATTGGGGTTTTTCTGAAGAAGATTTGCTAGAAAGATTAAATGACTTATTACAAGAAAAGAGTTGATGAAAACCAAAAGCAAATAATTCATACTTTTATTGCTTTGGGTGCTTCTGTTCTTAATCTTTCTAGGGTTGGAGAAGGTTGTCCTGATATTTTAATAGGCTACAAAAAACACAGCGTTCTTTGTGAAATAAAAAGGGATAATAAAGCTCCCTATACAGAATCTCAGGTCAAATTTATGCAAAACTGGAGAGGTGGTGCAATAAGCAGAATAGATTCAATTGATGCTGCCATTAGATTAATTAAAATGCTTGACATGGATAATGGATAAGGCAAAATAAGCAAAGCTACGATTTGTAGCTTCTTTTGCAAAAGGAAAATTGAAATGGCAATGGGCAAAACAACTAATCCAAACAGCACTAAAGGCGTACCAGCCAAGGGTGTAGTAGTTCCAAAAGGTGCTGATGCAGCCGATACTAAAGGCGAACGTCATGCTAAAGCAGTTCGTGGCGGTGTGGCAATGGGCAAAGAAGATGCTATTGGCTCTGACAAAGAGTTCAATACTGGTCGTACTTCTGGCATTTGCTACGAACATAAGCGTACAGCTTATGGCGTAGAAGATAAATACGAAAAAGACCCAATGTAATGCGAAAGCCCTGGGTGCGTGACCTCCCAAGGCTTTCTAACCACAATTAATCGGAGAAACTGTGGCTATAAAAGAGCATAAAGACACTTGTAATTTATGTCGATTTTTTTCTTTTGGGGAAAGAATGGGCATTTGCAAGCGTTTTCCTATTGTGCAAAACAAATCAAATGATGATTGGTGTGGGGAATGGCAACCCTTGAAAAACCATGTAATTGAAGCCATAACTACTGGGTTAACTGTTACTTTTACTGAAGAACAGCCAAAAAAGAAACCAGGAAGGCCTAAAAAATCATGAAACTTAAGCCATTAGCAGACAAAATCGTAGTCAAACCTGACGTGCGTGAGCTATCTAGCATCATTATTGTTGATAATAAAGAAGTAGAAAACATGGGAACTGTCGTAGCGGTAGGCCCAGGTAAGAAGCTTTCTGGTGGTCGCAGAGAAGATATGCCTGTTCAAGTAGGAGCTAGAGTTCGCTTTGGCACTATGAACGATGACAAAGGCGAGGAGTATCTTAAATACTTCCCTTATGTTGAGGATGGCGTCAAATACCTTGTAATGTCATGGATGGATGTGTGTTTTATGGAGGTTGAAAATGCTTAAATTCTTTAAAAAATGCTGGCCTTGGAAGTCAAAATCTATGACTGCTACTGAAATCATTACTTCATGGGCTAAATTTAGCAATGAAGATGAAAAACTTGCTGAACGAGAAAGAATATTTCAAGAAAGTATTAAACGCAAACCAGCCCTTAAAAAGGCTACAACTAGGAGCAAAACTATGCCATTAGTAAAATCAGCTAAACCAGCAGCATTTAAGAAAAATATTGCTACTTCTGTGAAAGAAGGCAAACCTGTTAAACAAGCTGTGGCAATCGCCTATAGCGAAAAAAGAGCAGCAACTAAAAAAACTACCAAAAAGGACAAAAAATGATTCAATTTACTATTGCCCAAATCAACGAACTTCTAGCAGAACTAGGGAAGATTCCTTATGCTTATTCAGCACCATTAATTGATGGCATTAAAAAGATTGCCAATGAGCAATTAGCAGAACAGGCTAAACAAGCAGAAGAACCAGTAGCAGTAGGTGTTACTCCGGTAGAAGTAGAATGACCGCACCTAACGTCTATTTGCCCTATCCTTATCCGCAGTCTATTGAAGAAGTAGAAGCGGATATGAACGCTATCATCTATCAGCCTGAAGTACCCCAAGAGCTGCAAGACCAATATACAAACCTTAAAAACAGTCCTGAAGTCCAAGCTGATGTAGACCAAGCAGAGGCTAATAGTGACAGTATGGCTAATGAATAGTAATATGTGCTTAAATAATAAGCAACTTGCTTAAAAAATAGGCAGAAATATCATGGACATAGAAGTTGATTCAACTATTGATAAAGGTGGTGCTCCTGAAGGCAATCAAAATGCCAAGAAGGGCAAGCTCTTTTACGACCAGTTAAGAATGGTTTTGATTCAGAACGACAAGTTTAAGCTGCGTAAGATTGCAGACAAACTTGTTGAATCTGCTGAAAAAGGTGAATCGTGGGCTATTAAAGAGATTATGGATAGGATGGATGGAAAAGCCGTACAAGCTACAGAAATTAGTGGCCCTGATGGTTCAGATTTAGTAAAAGGCATAGCAATAACCTTTGTAGAACCTGATGGAAACAAAGAAGGACAATAACGGCTTTATTTGGCCCCAGTTTCCTGCCAAATTAAAATGCCTATTTGAGCCAAAGAATAGCCGTTTCCGAGTGCTTTTTGGTGGGAGAGGTGCTGGCAAATCGGTCAGCGTGTCTAGAGCTTTACTTTGCAAAGGTATTGAAAAACCCTTAAGAATCCTATGCGTTCGTGAATTTCAGACATCTATTAAGGATTCTGTTCATAAACTATTGGTAGATCAAATACATGAATTAAAGCTTGATGCCCATTACGAAGTAACTCAAACTACTATTCGTGGAACTAATGGCACAGAATTTATATTTGCTGGGATTAAAAATAATGTCAACAACCTTAAGTCAATGGCTGGAATTAACTATGCGTGGCTGGAGGAGGCTAATAACGTAAGTTTCAATTCCTATGAGGTTTTAATACCTACAATTCGTGAACAAAATAGCGAAATATGGATTACTTTTAATCCAGAACTTCCTACAGATGAAACTTATAAAAGATGGGTTCTAAATCCACCACCTAATGCAATAGTTCAAAAGGTTAATTGGAACGATAACCCTTGGTTTCCTGAAGTATTGGATATTGAACGGCAAACCCTTAGAACTAGGGATTTTGAAGCTTATCAGAATGTATGGGAAGGCTTTACAAGGTCAACCATTGATGGAGCTGTATTTGCTAAAGAAATGGCTAGAGCAGAGCAAGATCAGCGAATAACCAATGTGCCTTACGATGCTACTAAGCCAGTAATGGCGGTATTTGATATTGGATGGGCTGATGCAACTGCGGTTTGGTTTGTTCAATTTGTAGGCATGGAAACCAGGCTAATTCGTTATTTTGAAACAACTCAGACCACAATCAGCGAGATATTGGCTAGGATGCAGACATTCGGATATGTCTATGACACCTTATATTTGCCTCATGATGCTCAGAATAAGACTTTGGCTGCCAATGGTAGGAGCTTAGAAGATATTGTTCGCAACTCAGGCTATAACGTCAGAATTATTGGCAAGGTTCCTATTGCTGACTCAATCAATGCTGCAAGAACCATATTTGGATCATGTTATTTTGACAAAAATAATACGGCAGCAGGGCTAGATTGTTTGCGACATTATCGGTACGATGTAGATCCAGATACCAAAGCTTTTAGTCAAAAGCCACTTCATGACAATTATTCGCATGGAGCAGATGCTTTTAGGTACATTGGGCTTATGATTCAAGAGAAGAAAGTTGTGAAACGTAAGCCGATGAATTATGATGTGTCAAGCTGGATGAGCTAACAAGGAACTAATATGGCGGTCTATGACTCAGGCAATGGTGGTATCTATTCCACAGAA